CTTGCCGCGCAGTACGATCGAATCCACCTCACCCTTACCGCCGTAGAATCTCCATGCGGCGTTTACTAATTCGTGTATTGCTTCAGCTGTCGACATTTCAATATCTATTCAGCCAGCCAGAGGCCGGCGAGAATCGCTCCGATCATCGCAGCCACCAAAAGGCCGCAAAATGACATGACCGGGTCGTTCATAAATTCGTCGCGGAACTCACGGACGATCGTGCACAACGTCGCCCAGTCACGCTTCGTTTGTTCGAGGTTCAGCACTCGCAGATCGATCCATAATCCGTTCCGGTGTTGCATCGACGCCTTGATAAAACCCCGAGCGAATTCCGTCATTCGCGTGATCTCGTCGGCTGTCCACGGTCCCGACCCGTCGCCTTTTTTCGAAGAACAGGCGAAGCAGTCGCCGATCTCGAAGGTGAGAGTGTCGCACGACGGGCAGGGCATCATTTCCTCAGTTGCTAATCCTACGGAGCGTTTCATATTCATTTGGTCCTCAAATTTCAATCGTGCGTTCCAATACAGGTGATCCCGTGAAAATCACAGGAACACGAGAAACGGCAAACGCAGTATCTCGGGATAGCGAGATCGCAACATCGTTTCGACCTAAATTCCCGTAACGCGTACTCGCCTAATCCGTGCTCTGCATTCGGTTGGTTCGTTTTCACCTGAAAAATTCTGATCAGCGGTCGAACATCGTCGGCTGTGACAGTCGCGTTGGTTTCGTTTCCGTGATCGTCGATCGGTCCGACGATCAGGCCGCTGTTATTGAAACCACGGCCGCGCACAGTGAAGAACTTCTCGATCTTCTTTAGCAGACCGTCCTCGTCGACGATCAGATTGTTCCCATCGATACGTATCTGCGCGTTGCGGATCGATTTGCATTTCAGTAAGTCGTAGTAGACAGGGAGCGTCGGCTCAATAAGGACGTCTGATATTGCGTTTGCCTCGACGTCGATCAAGACCGCTCGGATCTTCCTGCGCATAGCTTTGGTTCCGGTTGTCATGCTTTTTCCTCCGTAACGGCCGGAGCCGCGTCATTGATCTCAAGGAAGTAGAGAATGACGTTATTGCCGAGTGAATCCGTGCGGGCCCGAAGCATTGCACCTTGGAGATCACTGAGGAATGATGTTGGGAAAAACAATCCTCTTTGATTTGCTTCGTATGCTTTGGCCATCATCGCGGCTCCGAATCCTGCAGGTGATATGTCGCGATCGATCTCGACACCGAAACACTGACTACCGTACATCGCCCGCCCCGAGTACCCTCGGTATGGGCGAAATAGGCCGAACGATTCTTCCGCAACGAACTCGGCTGTCTCAATAAATAGTTGATTGAACTCTTTACCCAGGTTCATTTCGTTTGATTTCCTTGCCCGTTTTGGGCGGCTAAGGTTCTGACTTGTCTCATCAGCACGATCGGTGTCCCCGGATTCGTGGTGTGACGGGGAGCCCCGCCCCCACCCAAACAAACCAATGGTGTCCCCGTATGCGTGGAGTCGGGGGAAGCCCGGACTCCACGAATCCAAGCCTTTCTGTTTGGACTTGTATCTTGCGAACGATCGTCCCGAGGTCGCTTTTGACCTCGCTTAATAGCCAGTCGAATTTAGGATCGACATCCGGCAAGTCATGAGTGATCTCAATGATCCGTTGAGCGAGATCGACGAGTTTGTCTTTATCGGGACCTAAGCGAAGCCTTTCTTCTTCCGCCTTGCGTTCAGCTTCTTTTCGATCAGTCTCTTCCTGTTGGGCTTTAAGCTTGGCTGTTGCTTCGTTGGCAATGCGTTGTTGCTCTGCGGCTCGGGCAGCTTCAGCGGCTCGCTCAGATTCGAGTCGTTCGTTCTCTTTACGCAACCGTTCGTTCTCGATCTCGCGTTCTCGTTCCGCTTTTAATCGAGCTTCAGCTTCAGCCTGAATTTCTTGATACTGTTGGCGAACACCGCTATAGACGATCGCGAACGCCTCGTCGGTCATATCGCCGAGATTTGAGAATGTTTTTGGGTCTACTTCAAACAACGCGAGTTTTGCTCCGCGCTCCTGAGCAAGCTTGGCTTTTCTTTCAGCCTCAAGGTTCTCGACAAACTTCGCACCTTTCAGAAGATGAGTCTCGATCGGTTCGAGCAGATCCTTATAGACATTAGCGACACCGTCGATAAGCTGGCCTTCGCGGAGTGGTCGTTCCTTGAGCTCTTTGCGGCGTTTTTCGACGTTGATCCGGTCGTCGCGAACGATCTTGTGCAGTCGCTTGGCCTCTGCAATCATTTCAGTCTGGGACTCGTCGGTAACGACGAGTCCCTGTGCTTTTTGAGCCCATGCACCGGCTAGCTGGAACGCCTGACGGAAATTAATGAGAACCATTTCAGCTCGTTCCTCGTCAATGCCGGTCTTGGTGATAAGTGCATCGACCGCCGGGGGAAACCCGTAAGCGATCGCACTTTGCTCATAAGGCTTTAAGGCCTCACCGAAAGTCGGCACGAGGTCGTCAGCAATTTTCGTCGCGGTTTCGTTTAAGTGCGATTTCGGCGGTGCCGGTTCAAAAGAGGCTTCTTCTCGTAGGGCATCGGCCCAGTCCTTCACAGGTTCGGTCGACATCGCTTCCGGTGTGACTCCGTTACGTTGCAATAGGTCGGCGACCTCGCTCTTGCGCTGTGCCTCGCGTTCTTCGGCAGCGGCTTTCGCTTCAGGGCCGTTCAGCCCAATCAGGTCGTCAAATTCAGTGTCGGTGTTATCGCTGATCGCGGGTTGTTCGTAGTTCATTTTCTTTCTCCGTTTTCTTAGTTAGCTGCCTATCGGTATTTCCAGCACGCCATCGTGATGAATGGTCACTCCGGGCTCGTTGAGGAACTTTGCATACTCTCCGGCATTGCGTCGGTCGGCTACTTTCGCGGCAGCCATTTTGCGAATGTCGTCTGACGTGGTGGTCGAGACCGGGCTCTCTGTTGGCCCGAAGCCTTTGTTCTCGGCCGCGTAACGTGTGTTTTCCGGTGATTCCAAATACATAGCTATTTCTGATCCTCCTGTGGATTTTGTCGTTGAATGATGTCGTCGATGTCGTAGAGCGTTTCGAGCGTTCGGGTTAGGATTTTGACGATCTCACGGCCTAGGCCGGAACCTCTGCTCTCTATCTCGTCCAGTTCATTGAGAACGTCCAGTTCGCGTTGTCGAATTGACCGAAGGTCGGCTTCGGTTGTAGAGTTTGTTAATGCCATCTTTTCTGCCTCTAAGTGGTAAAGGTGGTGTCGGAGAGTGTTACTTTGACGGGTGCACTCTCCATTTCTTTTAGTTCCTACAAGATCCCCCACTCACGGGCGATCTCTTTTATTTGAGCCTCGAAAACTTTGATCGGACTCGTTGTCCCTGGCTTTCGCTGAACGATTTGAAGGTTGCGTTCGGCGATCAGATTCCTAAAGGTTGATGGACTCACATCAAGCAGCCGCGCAGCTTCCTTTATCCTCATTTGCTTTCTTGGTTCTCGTTTTAGTTTCATCGTTATATTTCAAATATAAAGAATATCTTTATATTTGTCAACAAATAATCAGGATTTCTTTAGTTTTGTGGGGAAATATAGGTGTAAAGTGCCGTGTAATGCCCGTAAATACGCAATAAACGCTGAAAAACTAAAGAAAGTCTTTAGTTGGTGCTGACAACTAAAAATAGCAAAATAAAGAGAAATGGGGATTTCTCGGGTTACATTTGCGCGGCGCAAGCCGCAGCTCCGATACGACGCGGCGACAAAATGCTACGTCGGATATCGTGTGGATATACGATCGCGGGGCAAGCGGATCCGAACGGTATTTCCGACGAAAGCAGAGGCTGAGAGTTTCGCGGCTCAGATCAAGAGCAAGAAGACGTACGCGGCGGCCGGCATCGCTCAAACGGATAACGGGCACGAGCCAACCGTATCTCAGTTATTCGAAGCTAGAATGCAGGAACTGGATTCACATCGCACCCGGATCCGCTGCGAGCGGATCTACGGATGTTTTGAATCCTTGCTCGACTACGACATCGGTATTACTGCCGTCGGCAAGGCCCATTTCCGCGCATATATAAGAACTAGGGAACTCGACGGCGTAAAGCCAGAGACGATCAACCGAGAGATCAACGAACTGTCGAGCGCGTTCAATCGAGCCTCACTGATCTTTCCTCAGATGCAGGAAGATTTCGAGGCTCCGGTCGTCCGGCCGAAGGTGTCGAGGGGGAAACGCTCGCGGCGCGAGATCACTCACGATGAGGCAGCCGCGATCGTCGCGACGTTATCAGTTAGGCAGCGAGTTCGAGAACGTCCGGAGCGAGTCGCGGCCCGGCCGGTCGTGGCGCGAATGTTTGAACTGGCATGGATGCTCGGTCTTCGGATCGGCGAGATCGAAAAGCTACTTAAGTCTGACTACGATCGCAAGCGCCGGAAACTCACCGTCGTGCGTTGGAAGACGGATACGGTCAGCGTATTGCCGGAACTTCCTGATCGCGTTGTGACGATACTAGATGAATCGATCAAAGACTCGAGCTCCGATCGGATATTCGATCTCAAGTGTTCGCGCCACACGGTTGAAGACCTGGTTCGCGAAGCCTGCGAGGTGAACGGGATCAGGTACGGTCGAAACGAGCGTCATGGCGTGACCTTTCATTCAAATCGCCACTCGTTCACAAGCCGGCTCGTCAGGGTCACGGATATCGCGACGGCCGCGAGTTTCACCGGCCACGCGAGCAAGGAGATGGTCGACTACTATTCCCACGCGTCCGAAGAAGAACGCGGTAAAGCAATGCGGAGATTGTACGGCAACAAGCCCTCACTTCCGCTCGCAGAGATCTACGAGAAAGTGCGAACCGGTGCTATGAGCGCAGAAGAATTTATTGATATATTTAAGGGACGGTAGGTTTAGTTTTTTGTCGTTCCATTAACGGAATGGTCAAAAAGCGGACAAGTTTCACGGTGCAGAAATACCTAAGTTTTGTAAATAAGACACTTATAACATTACTTCGAATCCTACCGGGGGCACCATTCAGATTTTCACCAACCTTTGAAAACACGCGATAGTTCGATGTTTACAGTATTTTAGTTGAGTCCAAACTTAGCAAACTATACAAACTATGCGCAACAAGTGGACAAAAAGCGGACAGGTTTCTTTCAGGATGGATTTAGCTCCAAGTGTTGGGTTAGGCATTTGCTGAGACTCGAATAAGGTGACACGACCAGCAGGACGATCGAACAGGTGGGTTTCCGACGAAACAGCTTTCGCAGTACCAAAATAGACCCGGCTCTGCCGCGGCCTCGCGTGAAATCGCTTTCATTCGATCAGGGCGGAGGCACCCTTCACACGAATCAAACTGCGGGTCATTAAACATTCCGCATTTGAAGCAATACCATGCCGGTGACGTTTTCATTGGCAGTTGATCCTATCCCAGATATTACCAAATAAACCCAAAAACTGTATGCACCCGACCTTGCCGATATACGCCTGGTTTCCCTCGCTCTCAAGCTTCGAGATCGTAAGCATAACGTTCGCCGGATAGTACTCCCGAAAAGTGTCGCTGTGCTTTTCGTAGTATTGATCGATCAGTCGTGCGGTCTTATCGTCGGCAACGATCGCAAACGAATCGCGGCGAATAGAATTGTAGATCTGAGTTTTGTCCTGTTTCGCATCGAGCACATAAACTCGATCGGTGCCGAACGACTGCTGACGCATTGGGCCGAGCAGAACTCGTTTGAGCCGCCGCGTTTCATTGGCGTATGTCTGAGGAAATAGCGACAACTGCCGGAGCGAGACTTCCATCTTCTTTTCCTGCGCTTCGCGCTGTTTCTTTTCAGCCTTGCTTTCGCTGACCTGAGCTCCGATCGAGAGCGTGAGAGCGCAGGTAACTAATATCAATGATCTGAGCCGCCCGGTGATGTGCCTCATATTCTATGACTCCAATAGATCTTTTCTCGCTCGGCCAAAACCTTCTCAGCCCATTCATCAGGATACGCATGGGCAAGCCGGGCCTGTTTAAGTTCCGTTGCCGGGATCAGGGCGATCAATGCAAATGCATCGGCCTGACGTTCGCGGCTGTCTTGGTGCGGCCGGCCGTTCCGATAGAGAACATAGTTGTCACCACCACATGGTTCGTGAAACAGATAGTGACAAAATTCGTGCAACGCAGCGAACAGCCATGCGACACCGGTCAGGTTTCGGTTGATCAGAATAAAGTGTCGTCCATTTTTCCGTTGATAGTAGCCGTCGACGACAAGCGGCATTGACCTGACTATAATCTTCTCGCGTTTGGCTGCTCGCCAAAAATCTTCCTCGGTTACGGCTCGTTCGTTGAAATGCGGAAATGCTTCTCGAATTCTCGGGAGTAGCTGGTTCATCTTCGTCTTCCTCGTGCTGTTATATGTAGAACCACTTGTTAACCGGAAACTAATGTCCGGCGTCGTCTATGTAATCCGTGTCATTGTCCTCATTATCGATCAGCGATTCGATGATTGCCTGAACTTGCTTTCGAGCGAGTGGCCGAAGATGTTCCGGCACCTTATCCCAACCGCTAAACATTCCATCGTCTTGACGAAACCGTTCACGATCGAGCGGCGCATAGTCGGCATCCATTAGGGCTTCGTTAATGTCGTCATCAAGGATCTTGGCAGCCAGTTCTACGAACCGTCTAGCGGGGCGCGTCGGCAGCCCGTCGAGCCGCTTCTCATAAATACGCTCGATCATGCTCACGTATGACGACGAGACTGTATGGCCAGCCGCGGAGACCTTTTCGGCTAACTGCTCCTGGGTCAGGCCCCGGGCTTTACGAACAGATTTTAGGCGCTCACCATAATTCATATAAATAAAGAATAACTTTACTTTGTGACCGCATTTTCGCTCAACTAAAGAGATGGTTGACATAACTAAAGGAAATCTTTATATTTGACTCCATGGACAAAGTGAAGATGTTGAGCCCCGAACTGATCGAAAAAGCCCGAGGCGACCGGACCCGACAAGATATCGTGACCGCCGGCGCCGGCCGATTCTCTGAGCAAGACCTGTATAATTGGGAACGCGGCAACAATATGACGTCTGTCAAGAAGCTTCCGTTCCTTCTCACGGCACTTGGTGTAAGCTACGACGATCTGACGGTGGACGTCAAAATCGATCCGGCTGCCTAATGTATTTTTCCATATAACTAAAGAGATTCTTTGATTTTGATTGACAAATATAAAGAATATCTTTATATTTGTAGCAGACATCGAGGATCGACGAAGAAATTGACAGGAAAATATCCGGATCAGCCCCGGATTTTGGGTGAACGCGGACATGAGTTTTGCAGCCTTTCGGCCTGATAAAAATTCACGACTAGTTCCCATGCCAATCATTCTCATTGATTCGCCGGATCGTAGCACTAGAAAAATTACCGGGAAATTCAAGTAAAACATGCCAAGACCAAAAGACACGTATGGCCGATCGGACGAAACCTATGAAGCACTCAAGTGTCACGTTGGTCCGATCTCCAAAGAATATCCCTGCGAGGATAAGTTCATTTACGCGATCAAGAACGGTGATTCGAAGGATCCATATCAACCGTTTCGACATCTGTTTTTGTCTGCCGCCCGAGCCGGTGCTCCGGTCGAAATATGGCTCCGAGATCTTCATTCGATCGTAGAGCGAGCAGGAAGCACGTCGGATAACAGCGTTGACGATCTTGTTGAACAGCTTTCGATCAAGATCCGAGCCGAGGCCGATTCAACATCGGTCATCCTCGACTCGATCGGCGACCGCCAACTCGACCGGCGCGAATGTCACGCGATCCTTCACGCGGTCGAGATCGGAAAGGACATAAATAGCGGGATCGAGAGCATCGTGCTCAGGCGGCTTGCCCAGCTCGATGAAAGTTCGAACGTGCAGAACATGAGGTCTCAATGAGCGGTAAGGCGATACCCGAGGGATTTCAGATCGGAAGGAACGGGGAACTCGAGCGGAAGCCGACCAGGCCGCGAACGATCGGCGAAGCCCGCGACATGATCCGAGCGATCTTTGTCCGGCAAGGACTCGACGGCATCGGCTGGAACGACGACCTGCAACGGAAGTATTTCGAACAGCACGGAGTGTCGGCAGACAGCGTCGACAGCCTTTCGCCGGATAACGCACGGAAGATCTTAGAAGGAATGGAACGATCGCGGATGGTGAACTTCCGCGACTGATATTGATTATGAGCAGAAGCAATCCACAACATCGCGAGATTCTTCAGATCGATAGCTTTCAACAGTTTTTGCCATTCGGGAAATACGCCGGCGAGACCGTCCAAAACGTCGCCGACTTCGATCACGGATATCTCCTGTGGCTCTCAAAAAGCGGAGCGGCCGTGATCAGCGAGAACATCCTGTCGAAACTTCGAGCGGTCGAGAGCCTTACGCCGCCGAAGCGACGAAGAAGATTGACTTAGCCGAGGTGGTCACGGCGCATGACAACAAAACGAGGCAGCTAAATGAGTAGATCAAATCCACAAGTAAATTTAACAAATCCGGCAACGCGGTTCTTTCAATGGAGAGCAGATAAAGGCGAACTGTCGTATTACGACAGAGATCTCAAACAAAGCATCGATGTCCCGTTTCCGTTCCGGTTCCTGGTGCGCGACGTTCTCGCGATGGCGGGTGGCGGGACGAAGAAGTTCAACGAATATGTCAAGTACTTCTCCAACATGGTCCGTCCGCACAATCTAAAGAAAGAGGCGTTCACGGTCAGGTCGCGAACCGGCAAGCACACAGTCACCGAGGCAACCGGGTATTGGGGCGATATCAAACCAAAGCTTCAGGGAGTGAAATTCGTTAACGCGATCTTCTGTGCGTTCTACGACGAGAACAAAACACTTCAGATCGGAATGCTCAAACTTCAGGGTGCCGCCGGTGCCGCGTGGTTTGATTTCAACAAAGGACGCGGCACCTGCTCAGGCGTTCATACGATCAGCGGACGATCTGAACCGCTGCAGAACGGAAACATAACATATTATCAGCCTGTATTCAGCTGGTCGGATAAGGTGAGCGACGAAACCAACAATTCCGCGCTTGATCTCGACGTTCAGCTGCAAGCGTATCTAAACGCCTATTTCGAACAGAAGCCGTCCGAATCGTCATCTGAGGACACGCAATACGATCAGACCGAACCGACGCACTCCGGACCGCCACAGGCTCAAGCAGCCGCAGCCCATGCCGGAGAATACCGGCATGGGCATCCCGGCGAGACGTCGCCGACTAATGTACCGAGCACGATCGCCGAGAAACCTGCGGCTACAACCGCAGACGGACGCCACGGGGCCGCATGCGACTGCTCCGACTGCGACATTCCGTTTTAGATGTCACTTACTCCTCTGAGGTGACGACTCGCGGGCGGTTATATTGCGATCAATAGCCGCCCTTCTTTAGAAACCAACGGTAATCACCGTTGATGTTGAGAACATATTGGGTTCGCCGGTCAGTCTCCCGGCGAAATTGGTGAGGTAGACCCAAGGCTGCCTCATCTCCTGTCCCGCACCGCTCGGATGGTTTCCCGAAGCGGTGCGGCACTATTTCTAAATTTTATGGCCGAGCCGAGAACTGTGAACCTGATCCTGCCGATGCCGCCGTCGTCCAATCGCTATTGGCGAACGATGGTGACCAAGCGCGGTATAGCGGTCACTTATGTATCGGAAGAGGCGAAGATCTATAAGCAGCTCGTCAAAGACATCGCCGGGATCGACACACTGATCTATTCAGACGTCGCGGTCACTGTCAAGGTATTCAGGGCACGACGAGCCGGCGACTTCCATAACCGCAGAAAAGTTCTATATGACGCTCTTCAGGGCGTCGTTTACGTAGACGATAAACAGATCGTCGAAGATCACGGATTTCGGTTCGAAGACCCGAAACATCCACGCGTAGAGGTTGAGATCAAGGTGCTGGGACTGCTCTAGCATCCGGGAGATTAAATTATGTCAGTAGAAGCTGAAAAGAAGGGTAAACCGATCGGAAAAGCCGCAATGCTCGAGGTCGCCACGGTCGATGAATTAAGGAAACTCGGCTGGCGAGCTGAGCAAGGTGACACCGGATGGTCCGCATTCGAGATCAACGGCGATCGCAAGGTCGGGCATGCCTCATCAATAGCAGCCCTGAGCACACAAGTGAAGCTCGCGGCTGGCCCGCCGGTCACGCACCAAATGTCAGACCTCACAGTCGTTGACGATGAACCGCGACGGCCGAAGATATTGAAAGCCGCTCAGCCGATCTTGCCGAATACGAAGGACGCAGTTTTGGAGGATCTCAGATCGGCAGTTCTTACGTACCGGGCGACGACAATGAAGATCCTTGAACTCCAGGCAGATCAGAAGGAACAAAAGAAGTCCGTCATGGGTCTGATGCACAAGTTCGAGGATGAGCTCTCGATCGATCCGGAATCAGGTAATAAATACTTTCAGGCGGAAATGGTGATCGCCGAACTCGCTGTCGAGATCAAAGAAGAACTCAAAACCCGAGCGGCGAACGCTTAGCTGTATCAACGCGGGCTCGTCCCGCTGATTTCATTACGAGGTAATAGATTTAGATGTCGGCACAATGGATCGGCTATTTCTTAGACAACGACGATAAACGTCTACACGGAACGCTCTTACTGATCGCCATCGCGATCGCTGATCATGCTGATTCAGACGGTAAATGCTGGCCGGGGACCGAATTGCTGTCGAGAAAGATCCGAAAGGAAAAACGTCAAACTCAGACTCTGATCAAGAAATTGAGCGAGCTCGGATATGTTGACGTGATCAGAGGCCGGGGACGCGGACATCTATCTTCATATCAACTCAAAAAGGTGCACCCCACTGCACCTTTTAATGAAAAAAATACCACGATCGCGGAAGAAGAAAAGGTGCATTCTATTGCACCTTTTAGCGATGATAAAAGGTGCAATTCTGACGCAGAAAAGGTGCAGCCCACTGCACCTTTTACGGACGATAAAAGGTGCAATTTTGATGCAGAAAAGGTGCAATTTTTGGACAAAAACGGGGGTGCATATAAGGATGAACCGTTTAAACCATTTATTTCTAAGAGAGCGGACGAAGCGTCCGTTCCCACAGGATCCAAAAACGGCGACGAGCGATCGAAGCATCCGGCGATAGCAGCGATCCGCGAGATCGCCTCTATCTACCCTCCGAAAGAAATCTGGGATGTCCTCATCGCTGAGATCGGCGACAACCCAGACACCAGCCGCCTCCGAAACTGCTTTATCGAGTGGCGGGGCCGCGGCTTCCGTCCGATCAACTACGCCTGGGCTCGTGAGTGGTACTGCCACGGAATCCCGAATCATCACGGAGCACTCGGCCGGGCAGCGACAAAACCCAAACCCGAATCGATACGGGTCGAATCCGAATCGCAGCCGGCCGTCGTGCCGCGACCGCGACGGCCGCCCGATCCATCGACGCCGGAAGAACGCGAACTCTTCCGAGCAGTTCTGGACCTGATCGCCAAACAGATCCCGTTCGATCCGTTCAATTCGTGGTTCAAGCAGATCATCTTCGATGGCCTAAACGCCGACAAGAACGCCTTCAAGGTCAGGGCAGATCAGATCACTCACGACTGGGTTCGTGAGGTCTATTCCGAAACGATCTACGAAGCTCTTACAGGACTCGGATTAGGCGAGTTCACGTTCGAGTGGGAGATCGAGACCGGTGTATTCGAGACCGTGGACACGACTTGAGGCTCGGGCGAACGTCCGCAAACCAATGATCGTGGACGTCCAAAATTTTCAGATTTCGGAAAAATGTTGACAGCTCAAACACTTAAACGCGAGTAAATACGCAATGTCTGAATCACAGGTAACAAAAACGGCCAAGCAATTCCACCCGATCGCGGATATGTTCCCGCTTATGACGGAGACGGAGTTTGCCGGTCTTCGTTCGGATATCGAGGCGAACGGTCAGCGTGAGGCGATCTGGCTCCACGATGACAAGATCATCGACGGCCGGAATCGCTACAACGCCTGTCAGGATCTCGGGATCGAGCCGAAGTTTCAGGAATGGAGCGGTTCGGGTTCGGTTGTCGCGTTTGTCGTCAGCCTCAATCTCAACCGCCGGCATCTGAATGAATCGCAACGTGCGATGGTCGCTCAGAAGATCACGAATATGCAACGTGGTGACAATCAGTTCAGCGTCGGCGAGGATACGCAAATTTGCGGATCGATCACGCAAAACCACGCGGCTCAGTTACTTAACGTCAGTCCGCGAAGCATTTCATCCGCAGAGCGAATAGTTCGCGACGGGGTTCCGGAACTGATCGAGAAGGTCGAGGCCGGTGAGATTAGCGTGAGTGCCGCGTCCGATCTCTCGAAACTTCCGAAGTATCGGCAAAAGCGACTGATCAAGGCCGGCCGAAGCAAGACTAAAAAACTGCTGAGCAAGATCCGGGAGAAGTCGCTCGTTAATGCGACGCGAGGCGGAAAGGTCTGCGTTGTGTGCTCGGCCGGCGTAGCTGATACGGACGAGAACTTCCTTGCCGCGATCCAGCTCGTCGGTCAGCAGTTCCCGGCGCACCAGAGATTCCTGATGGACGCGATCGAGGAGCTTGCTCAAACCGAGCTCTCTGAGGAAACGGTGAGCAACTACGATCGGATCATTGCCGCGATCCGCACCGGGCAGGCTGAGCACACCGATTGCCGAAAGGCTTCAGGTGTCGAGTCGAACAAATTCGATGCGACGATCAGCCAGATGCTAGATCACGGAATGATCGAGGTCCTGATGCAGGGCGGAAAGACCGATGAGGCCCGCGGCGCTCGAAAGAAGATCTACGCGATCGTCGAGCGGAGTGAGTCCGACTGGAAAGACCCGGTCGTGGAAGGTTTTTATGATGGATGGTGAGCAGACATGACAGCCTGGCAGATCGAAGGACGACAGCTTAAAACCGCTAAGGACCTGGCGAAAAACCGGTCATGCGGCGACCGTCTGAAATATATTTCCGGTTGTCGTTGCACGCCGTGCCGAGCGGCAAACTCACGCTATGAGACCGAACGCGCTGCGGCTCGCCGTCGCTCCGAATAACCCGAATTATCTGAATTGAGCCAACGCCACATTAAACGGATCGCCTATCCCACAATAGGCATTCATGAGAGCAACCCGACGAGACCTTGAAATCCAGTTCAACCGTGTAGTGACAAACGGTTGGCTTTCGTGGTTCCAACGCGAGGCCGTCCGAGCAGGCACGACCACTGCGCACCTTCTCGCGATCGGCAGCCGCGAAACCAACCTCAAGAACATCAAAGGCGATTATCGTAACGGCAAATACAACGGCTTCGGAGTAATGCAGGTCGACATCGGAACTGATCCGGTCTACGCCAAACAGTGGACGCCGCAAAACGTCGAACCCTCGATCCGTCGCGGCGTCGATATCTACATCTCGAAAGTCAGGGACACTGCAAACTGCGTCGGCAAGCGAACGCAGGTCCGCAGCCGGTTCTTCGTCGGCCGAGCCGTTGACTCCGAAGATCTCCGGCGTGTCGCGACTGCAGCTTACAACTGCGGACGCTGGGCACATTACCATTTCTCGAACAGTCAGAACGTCGATTCAACTACAACCGGAAAGGACTATTCCCGTGACGTCTACGATCGTGCACTGGAGTTCGCCGAGATCCTCGAACAACGCGGCCTCGAGCAGAATGCGATCTGCAACGAAATGCGTCTGCAGGGCAAATATGCCCGCGACAGTCACCGCAAGCGATTCGGGTTGTCGGCCGAGTTGCCTAAACGCATCGCGTTACCAACCGCTCTTCCGCAGGAGAGTTTTGACGAGCTCGCGGCAGTCGACTACGAGCGTGAGATCGACGGCGAAGTATTCTACGTTGCGGAATCCGACATCGATCATCTGGTCGACAACATCGGACCAATTTCGACAGAGCAAGAACCCGCGGGTTCGACAAGCAGCCTACCTCAAGAGCCTGCCTTACAATCTGTCGGATTGCCGAAACCGGAGGCGGTTGCGGACTCCGGGGCCGTCATCGGTGACGGCAAACCGGCTGAGGTCACAGAGCCTGAGCCTTACAACGGCATCGGCTTTTGGGCAACGATCAAACGCGATCTCATCGCGGTGACCGGCGGTAATCTCGGTTTTGAATCACTGGCGACTTACGCTCAGCAAGCGTCCGGCTGGCCGTCCTGGGTGATCGCTGTTATCTCAAAACTAGCGGTCATCGTCGCGATCGCATGCGCCTGTTATCTAGCATTTCGCGTTATTCACTTCCTGATCGACTCATGGAAGAAGAACAAGCGTGTCGGTTATGAAGTTCTGGCCAATACAGCGATCGACCGACGCGATATCGAATGGAAAAGTATTTAATCCGTCATCTTAACTCGATGAATTTCAAATCTAAGGAGAAATCAATGAAAAGACTCTTATTCACGATGTTCTTGCTCGTGGCCAGCGTCATTGCTGTTTTTTCGTTCTCATTCGAGAGCCAAAAAGTGGCGACTTGCGGGCCGGGTGATCAAGTATCGGTTTTGCTTTTAAATGAGCAAGCCGTGATGGTTCAACGCTTTACGGCGTTCGAACTTACCGAAACTGCTTTGCAATCAAATAAAACCGAGGCGATATCCAGATCCACCAACATGCAACGGATCATCGCTCCAACATTTCTTTCGATCGACGAAGCACCTGACATCGGCCGCAATGAATTAGCGGTTGTTAAGGAGAAGTCGAAACAAAGCACTTACAACGGACTCGGGCACGATCATTTTGCTCGTGCAGACGTTTAGGACCAAATAGCTTTTTACAATTTATGAGACCCTATGCAGTAAAGCCTTGCGCCGCTCAACTTTCGGTGCAAGGCTTTTTTGTGTATAAATTCTGTATGCGAAATCTAGTCATCGGAATCCTGATCGGCACTTCTCTATCACTCGGACTCTCAGCAGCCGCGTCGTCCAAACCGACCGTCACCGGCGGTACCGGACGCCTCGAATCCGTCGAGGTTCTCGGACGAGACGGTGAGCAAATCTGCGACGAACCGTATTGGTACGAAGATCTCAAAGTTATTTCCTGCGAATAAGGACATTACGACACTAAAACGCTCGTTTCGGGCAGAATACTTGCCATGGTATTCGCCGTTGCAACCTTGTTGATGAAATTTTTCGACCTTGATTTTGAAAAGGCTCGGCGAATTGTGTCGTTTGTGATCATCGCGATCGTCAGTCTGACCGTGATCATGGTCTGCCTTTTCACCTACCGAGCCTGCAATAAACCACCTAAACTCGATCTCAAAAACATCGAGAAGATCAACAAAGCGAACGAAGTCGAGCGCCGAGCCGAACTCCGCAAAACAATCGAAGAGAACGCAGGTGTGGTCAGGACTGTCGACGGCCGAAATACGATATCGGAGCAGGACAAGACCGCAAAGCAGGCAGCGATCTGGGCGAAGATCCGGGAGGTTGACGATAAGATCGCCGACGCAAAATCAAACGGCCGCGATGTCACAAGTGAGGAACTAGAATGTTTGTTAATTCCCGAAAACTGCAAATAGCCGTATTAACGCTACTCGTATATTTCGCATTTACTATCTCCGCGAATGCTCAGTCACCGTGCTCCGGTGTTGAGATGCCGGCCGGAACGCTGTGCATTACCCAAGCCGCCGGCAACGCTGCGGCCGAGAACAGACGCGAGCTCGACGCGACGAAAGAAAAGGTAATCGTTCTAACCGATGCTCTAACCGAAAAAGACCGGATCATCGCCGATGTTAGAGCAACGGCCGGGAAAAATGAGGCTGATCTTAAGGAAGCTCTAACACGAACGCAAACAGAACTTGCGACAAAGACCGGTCAGCTGGTCGGATGCGAGACGATGAACGTTCGCCAGACCGCGATCATCGAAGTGCTTCTCAAGCACGTTCGCCCGAAGAAAATCGGGATCATCAATTTCTAAACTCAAATCATGCCCACGATTCACTTAGTCGCCATGGAAATATTCGGCTACACGATAACCGCCTTCGAGATCATCGCAGGCGGCTTTTCTCTACTTGTACTCTTAGCCGCCGCGATCAAAGCGATCAAGGACATCCGCGTCGATGGATGGCAACCGTTCAAGGAAAAATGGATCACGCCGAGGGCGTCACGTCGCCAAAAACTTGATGGCTTGATATCCAAATTTGACGAGTTTGGCGAAAAGATCAATCGCATTGACGCTGAGCTCCGCACCAATGGCGGATCCAGCGTTAAAGACATGGTCTGTCGGATCGATCGAAAGGTCGAACATATTCAGGCCCGCGTTCGTCATCAGGACGAAACCAACACCAAGCCGATCTTTGAACTCGACGCCGCAGGCCATCTCACGTTTGCAAACTGCGCTTTCCGGGAGATCCTTGACGCCGAAGAGACCGATCTTACTCACCGCAGCTACGTTGCACGGATCCACGCCGATGATCGCACACGCTTCCTTCGCGAATTAAATGAAGCGATCGAGAATAAGATGCCGATCGACTCGACGATCAAGTTTCGCTACGACAACTCAGGCTTTATCGCGATCCGCATTCAGGCCAACCCAGACGTGCGTCCGGGTGGCGAACTTCAGGGCTTTTTCGGCACCGCCATGAAGATCGGACAATAATGCAGTCTTTCGCTGCATAATCACTCCTACAATGCCAACCGACACTCCGCAACGGATAGATAAAAGCCGGAAATATACCGCCAATCCTCGCCAAATTACCGGTGAACAGTTCGAGTTGCTCAAAAAGCACCTTGAAACGCTCGGCGATCTCTCGGGGGTCGTTTATTGCACTAAAAATAAGGCTTATCTCGGCGGGAACATGCGTAGCGAGATCATGGACGGCTGCGAGATCGAGGTCGTCGAGCGGTTTGATCAGCCTACGCCGCAAAAGACACTGGCTCACGGTTTCATCACTTACGGTGGCGAGAAATTCGCTTATCGGGAGGTTGCCTTTACAAAGCGGGAATTCAAACAGGCCTGCATCGTCGCCAATTCGAGCGGCGGATCGTGGGATTGGGATGTCCTTGCAAACGGGGAATGGTCCGATCTGCCGCTTGGAGATTGGGGCTTAGATGTGCCGTCCTTTGAACCGATGCCGGATCTAGACGGATTGTTTATTGAGGATACGGAGGAGAAAGAGGATAAGGAAAAGATAGTTTTGCATTACGGACTTGACGAAATCGAGCTTGTTAAAGCGGCTTTGCTAAAGCACGGCAAGACGTATGAGGCGGCGGTGTGGGCGTTGTGTGGGCTATGAAAGTTTATTTGGCGGGGTTCAAAACTATCGAAAAACACTGGGGCGAACCAACCGAGGATATTTATTTGTTGAGTTCATTTTATGAACATAAAAACGGTGCGTATGGCGCGTATGTGCGGCAATCGCGGCATATGCTTGATTCCGGCGCGTTCACATTTATACAAAATAAAAAAAAGACTACGGGTTGGGATGAATATATCGAACGATACGCCCAATTTATAAACGAGAACAACATCGACCTGTTCTTTGAGCTGGATATTGATTCCGTTGTGGGACTGAAAGAGGTCGAGCGGTTGAGGGATAAGCTAGAGACGTTAACCAACAAGAAAAGCATTCCGGTTTGGCATAAGTCGAGAGGCCAAGCGTACTGGCTCGCGATGTGTGAAGAATATGATTATGTTGCCATCGGCGGGATCGCGTCGGGTGAGATCAAGAAAGACGAATACAGGTTTTTCCCCACCCTGATTAACTTAGCCAAGGAACGTGGGGCAAAGGTTCACGGGCTAGGGTTTACGTCCGTTCCGCTACTGTTCAAATATCGTTTTTATTCCGTGGACTCAACTACTTGGAATGTCGGCGGGAAGTACGGCAACGTCTGCGTCATTGACCTTTGTCGGGCGTCGGAACGCCCGACAAAGGAAACCGAAAGGGATGAGAGTGGGAGATGTTACGCGTCTGCATAAACATAACTTTAACGAGTGGGTGAAGTTTCAGCGATATGCAGAGGTGCATTTATGAGCAAGGCCATTGTATTGCTATCAGGCGGTCAGGATTCGACAACCTGTCTTTTTTGGGCTCTTCGGGAGTTTGATGAGGTTGTTGCGATCGGGTTCGATTACGGGCAGAAGCACAAGGCGGAACTTGAGCAGGCGGCTACGATCGCAGAACTCGCAGGGGTTGAGTATCGCGTCCTAAATATCGCCGGACTGCTCGGCGGATCATCGCTTACCGATCACTCTAAAGACCACAACAACGGACACGACCGCAACGGAACGCTACCCGCGTCATTTACCGCCGGGCGCAATATGCTGTTCTTATCGATTGCCGCATCCTTCGCTTACGGGCAAGGTATCGCCGATATAGTGACCGGCGTTTGCCAAACGGATTTCAGCGGCTATCCTGACTGCCGTCGGATTTTTATTGATTCGATAGGGATAACGGCATCACTAGCGATGGACACAACTTTCAAAATTCATACGCCTCTGATGTATCTGACTAAAGCTGAGACTTGGAAGCTCGCGGCGGAGCTGAACATTGTGGAGGTGATCAGAACGCAGACATTGACCGACTATAACGGCGATCTAACTATGAACGAGTGGGGAATGGGCCAGTTAGATAACCCAGCCTCTCAACTGCGGGCAAGGGGTTTCTATGAAGCCAAGGCATCGGGGTGGTTATGAAGATCGGATTCGTCGCTTGAGCAGCACTGAAACGCACTGGGAGCTGGCCGGCTAAAGACTTATACACTTCGCATTTATTTCGCAAGGCGTTCACCTATTCAGAACAGCACTGCGATAAAACGTTTATTCTGAGTGCGAAATATGGGCTGATCTCCCCGGACGAAGTGGTATAAGGACCGTTTGTAAAATGTTCACTATCTCTAAGACATTCGAATTCTCGGCATCCCATAAATTGGAAGGACTTAGCCCCGAACATCCTTGCTCCCGGCTCCACGGGCATAACTATTCGGTAACGCTAACGCTTCGGAGCAACACCTTAAACGCAGTTGGATTCGTACGGGATTATCGTGAGTTAGGTGTTATCAAACAAGACTTGGATGAGGCACTAGATCACAGGCACTTAAACGATGTTTTTGATTTCAATCCAACAGCTGAATTGATCGCAAAGAGGTTATTTGATGAGTATATAAATCTCATTCCTGAACTGATAAACGTCACGGTAAAAGAGACGGACAGAACATCGGCAACTTATGAACCTTAACGTTACCGAGATATTTTATAGCTTACAAGGCGAAGGGCACCGCGCCGGCACCGCTAATCTATTCGTGCGGCTACAAGGATGTAAAACCAAAGATGCCTGTTACGCATCCGGCGTCCGGTGCGACACGGAGTTTGAAAGCGGGAGGCAAATGCAGGTGAGCGAGATCGCGGAGATGATACCGCCCGGGGCAAGTATCATTTGGACTGGCGGCGAACCGGCTCAGCAATTAACTGAAGAGATAGTGGATTATTTCGGCGGCACTTTTCAGGCGATAGAAACAAGCGGACTGTATCCCGTGCCGAGTAATTTGGATTACGTATCGCTTTCGCCGAAAGTGGCTGAACATGTAATTCAAAAGAATTTCAAATGGGTCAATGAACTGCGATATGTGCGGCACGCAGGGCAAGCGATTCCGCAGCCATCGATCGAGGCCGACTATTATTATTTATCGCCTCACTCGGACGGATTTGAGATCAATCGTTTGAATTTGGATCATTGCATCGAACTGGTCAAGAGCAACCCACAATGGCGGCTCTCGGTTCAACAACACAAATTATGGAAGGTGCTGTAAGGCAAATTTTAGAGGCAGTTGACGACCCGACGCGAGAAGGGTTGCTGAGTACGCCTGCTCGCTATTCAAGGTTTTTACAGGAATTCCTGTCACCGCCCGAGTTTACGATGACGACCTTTGACGCGGAGCAATATGATGAGGTCATCGTACAGAGCAACATCCCGTTTTACTCCCTCTGTGAACATCATCTTGCCCCGTTCTTTGGTGAAGGATTTATTGCATACATACCGAATAAAAAGATCGTGGGTTTATCAAAGCTTGCGCGGACTTTAGAGAAATTCAGTCGCCGACTGCAAAACCAGGAACGTATTACAACGCAGGTGGCAGAGTATCTCACCGAGCATTTAGATCCTCAGGGAGTAGCAGTCGTGTTGAAGGCTCAGCATCTTTGTATGAGTATGCGGGGAGTTCAGAAGCCGGGCGTCATTACTACCACCAGTAAAATGACGGGGGCGTTTATGGATCATCCCGCTGCCCGTAATGAGTTCTTACAGTTGATCTAAGGGAAGAGCGAAAAGACGAATATCAAACGAAGTTGTCCTTACGATAGTTCAAGCAGGCTCCAACCATCGGTAAGGCTACCGAAAAATTCCAATCGACAATAAGAAAACGCTCTCGCCTAGACTTGATTATCAGTTATGGCAATGAAGATCAAAGAGCCGACGCCTGAGCCTCAGGATGCGGAACCGATTGAGCGTCCGCGCCGTCGTCGAAACTCGATCATCACTAAGCAAGACGGTGTCTTGCTTGATCCACCGCTAAAGCCAGGACGCAAAGCTGATCCTGCTAAGAAAGCCGAGAATGAAAGGATCGCCTCGACCCGATTGCCTCGCGGTGAATCCCGGCCGCTTGATCTCAAACCGATAAAGAAGTCGCCAGAACAGACCGCAAAGGAGCGATCTAGCCGACGCAAGAAGGCGGCTGATGAAGCGGAGATCCACAAATACCAACTTCGCAATAAGATCATGGACCTGCGCGAAGGCGGGGCGTCGATCCGCAGTATCTCCGAGCATCTGACCAGCCAAGGTGAAAAAGGCTGCTCCCGGGCGATGGTGTTCAATCACCTTGAGGCCGGACTCGACGAGCTGCGCAAAGAGTTCACCATCAAGTACAAAAACTTCATTCAGGTGCGCCTAAATCAAATGCAGCGGGTAGAACTCGCACACTTCAAACGTCTCTGCAATCACGAACTCACGCCGGATGACTTCGAGAAGCTCAGTCGCGGACTCGATCGAATTTGGAAACGAATGGATGATCTGATCGATCGCCTGACCGACAACCACAAGACCACGAAGGTCGAGGTCACCGGAGCTGACGGCGGTCCGCTCGAAACGGTCACCCGCGTGATCATGCCAAAGCTGCCTGAGCCTGAGATCGAACCAGACACGGAGGAATAGGATGCCGCTCGATGGACCGAACGTGCGGGAAGAGGTCTTCGATTTCTCGGATCCGGGCCTCTATAACCCGGTCTATATCCCGACGTTCAAGCGGCCGGAGTCGTGTCTTCATTATTTCGGATCCGCCGGATCCGGTAAGAGCGTGTTCGTCGCGCAGAAGGAGATCGTTCTTTCCTTTCAGAATTGGCGACGCAATCGAAAGACGTTAGTTGCCCGCCGCTACTACAACAGTCTAGGCCAAAGTTGCTACTCACAGCTCAAGAGCATCATCTATCAGTGGGGCGTCGACGACTGTTTCAAGTTCGGAACATCGCCGTATTACATTCGCAATCTCCGAACGAATGTTGAGTTCATTTTTCTCGGCCTCGACGACGTCCAAAAGATCAAATCAATTCAGGGTGCCGATCGGGGTTGGGTCGAAGAAGCGACAGAAATGCGGTCGATGGATGATCTGAACCTTCTTCGCGATCGTCTGCGCGGATTTCGGTTCACGCAATGGACGCTGACCTATAATCCGACCGACGCCGAGCATTTCATCAATAAAGAGATCCACATCCCGCGGCTCCCCGGGCATTTTATTTTCAAGACGACCTACAAGGACAATATCAAACTCCTTGAGATCGATACGGAATTCGCGGTTCGCCTTGAGGCATACAAAATAACGAATCCGAATCACTGGCGCGTCTACGCACAGGGAATGTGGGGCAAGCGGCTCGAAGGCCTGCTATATCCCGACTATTCGGAAGTCAATGAACTTCCATGTGTACCGCAAGCTTACGGGCTCGATCTCGGTTGGAATGATCCGGTGGCAATGTGCAAGGTTGCACTGGTCGACGAGTACGGCAAAGACCGAAAGCAGCTCTATGTCGAGGAAATGTTGTACGCCGCAAAAATGGATATCCCGTCGTTCATACAATGGTGCGCAGAGACTGGCGTCAGCAAGAATATCCCGATCGTCTACGACCACGCTCAGCCGGGCCCGTTGTTCGCAGACGCTCTCCGAGCGGCCGGTTACTGGGTGATCGAAGCTTGGAAAGGGCAGGGATCCGTATTGGCCGGGATCAACAATGTGAAGAAGTACGATCTTCGCCCTGTCGGTGGCGGCAAGAACCTTTTCATTGAACTCAACGGACATTCGTGGAAGAACAAGAACGGTCTCTGGCTCGACGAACCGCAACGCGGCCTGAACCATTTACTCGACGGAATGAGATACGCTACTTGGCATCTTACAAAGCCTATCAGCAGCGGCTCCGAAGATTCAGAGGAATGGTATTGATCACATGGCAAAAGCTAAAACCTCTACTGAAAAAGATCCAAATAATCTACCGAGTAAGACATCCGCGATCCACGAAAAGCTGGCTCCATCGTGGAAGTATACTCAAGATCTCTGGGGCTCGTCACTAGATATTCGGAACCGTGGCGTCGAATACCTTCCAGCTTTCAACCAAGAGCCCGACAAAAAGTACAACGCTCGAAAGAATAACAGTGTTTTCGAGAACGAATTCCGCCTGACGATCGAGACGTTCGCCGGGATGGTCTTCCGCTCCGATCCAAAACCTGATGACGTCGTACCCGAGATCGAGGACATGTTCACCGACATTGACCTATGCGGAAACAGTCTTTGGTCATGGTCGATCGACAACTTTGAAATGTTCCTGCGCGACGGCAACGGATACATCTACGTCGACGCTCCACCGCTCAAACCTGAAGTGCAGGAGAAGGTCGAAGCGGGCCAAAAGCCGACGCTCCGCGATCGAGCCGGCGACCGTCCGTTTTGGGTTTTTTACAAAGCGTCTCAGCTTGTGAATTTTCGGTATCAAAAACAAGGTTCACGCGACATATTGGTTCAGGCGACTTTCAAAGAAGTGACGTTCGAGGCTGATGGCGAATACGGCGAAAAAGAAGTTACTCGGTACCGCGTACTTCGTCCCGGATCGTGGGAGTTATTTGAGGAAAACCCGAGCACGAAAGAGTTTGATCTACTGAAAGACAGCGGCAAGACTGGCCTCAAAGATCTAAACCTTATTCCGATCAAACGACCAGACGCATCGCCGCCGTTGCTGACGCTCGCGTTGCTGAACGTCCTGCATTACAACCAGACGTCCGATTACGACAGCATTTGCCACCTCGTCTGCACGCCGATCCGCGTCCAAAAGTACGATCAAAAGCAAGACGCGGTCGAGGCCGCCGCGTTGCAGGTCGCGTCTCCAGGCGTAGGCCTTAAGATCTGGGGCGACAAAGCGAACGTCTTTTACGTTGAGATCGAGGGTAAAGGACTGGATAAAGCTCGTCAGCGATATCAGGATATCTCGCAGCGAATGGCCCGGATCGGAAGCGGCATGCTGATGCCGGATGAGATGGCCACGGTCCGAACGGCGACGGAAGTGATCGACGCCGCCGGGCAACGACAGTCAAAGCTCTCGCGCCTCGCTCGCGACTGGGAGAATGCGGTCGAAAAAGCCCTGTACCTCACCGCTCAGTATTTCAATGCGATCCAAGGCCGCAAGACGATCGACCTCGACGACGCCGAACAGCGAACAAAACTAAAGCTGAAGATGGAGTATGACCGGCTCACGTTCACGATGGAGCAGGTCAAATTCTTCAGCGATCTGGTCGATTCGAACAAACTGTCGCTATTTACATTTCTTCAGTGGTTGCCTCAAGTGGTTGATATGCCGCCGGGCTTTGATCCCGCCGAGGAAATGAAGCGCATTGCGGCCGTTAATACGATCGTCACTGACGGCGAGACTGATCCCGGCCCTGAGAGCGGTCCGGATAGCGATCCTGATAGCGACAACGATCCCGGCAAATGACGGTTGAAGAACTCGAACAGGAAAAGAAAAAAGCTCGGGAAGCCGCTCTAGTTATCGGCGGAGCACTGGTCATCATCCTCGGCCTGCGATCCACCTCGAAGCCGGTATTGTGGGACGCGTCGAGAGCATCCTTCATCATCGAAGGCCGCTACGTCTCGGCCAAAACGATCCGAGAACAGATCCTCAGAATACGTATTGCGTCGGGCAATCGAATCGTGATCCTGACCGACCGCCTGGCCAATGGCCTGATCTCACTTGAACAGTGGCGCGATGAAATGAAGAGCGTGGTCAGCACATCGCACATTCTGACAGCCGCTCTCGGATCAGGATCGATCGCCGCGGCAGCCGCCAACGAAGCGGTTGTCTCAGCAGTCGTCGAGGAAAGAGCGTTTCTCGATAAATTCGCCAAGGATATTCCGGAAAAGAAACTCTCGACACCGACGATCAAAGCTCGGGCGAAATCCTATCTACTTGCCGCCGGCGTCACGTTCGCGATCGTTCACCATGCAATTAGGAAGTCAGCCGGCTACACCGAGGCGAGACGAATGCGAACCGCTGCCGAAAGCTGTAAAGGGTGTATCGCGTACGCGGGAATCTGGATGTCGATCGATGATGTGCCGCCCATCGGATCGCTCGAGTGCCGGAACTATTGTCGGTGTTTTTTGGAGTATCGATAGTGAAAATTAACTGGAATAAAAACATAGAGCCTCATATTCAGGCCGAGATCGATCGATATTTGCAGCCAGCACTTTGGCTTGTGCCGGGATGGGTTCAGTCCGTATGGATAAACCTTTGGGGTTCAGATAACGCAAGCGGCGAAGCGTCCATTTCGATAAACGCGAATTATGACTATCGCAACGTCGTACTGGATTTTTATACGATCTGGCTCAACCAGTCACACGAAGAAAAGACAATGCAAATGCTGCACGAGCTTCTGCATATTCATCTTTCTCTGATCGCGGATTATTCGAGAGACAAAATAAACTTGCTCTGCCCGTCGAACGAGGCTGAGAAATTCAACGCTTCACTCCAAGAAGGCCTGCGCGAACGCCATGAATCAGCTACGCAGGATCTCGCATTAATTATCTTCGAAAAGCTTTACGACAAATGACTACGCCGCTCGAATTCATAGCTTCGCTGCGCGAGATCTACCCGGAGCGATACGCCGATCAAAGCGGCGGATGCCTGAAATTTCACAGGCTGTTGAAATCAGTCTTTCCAAACGCCACCGGCTACTACAACTCTGATCATGTCATTACCGAGATCGATGGCGAGTTCGTCGATATTGACGGGCTCGTCGATTCGATCGGTGATTATCTTCCCATCGATGAGTTCGGAACTGATCACATCGAATCGAGTTTCCACGGCGCAGAACGTTAACAGTTACACAATAAAAAAATTCGTCATGTTGTAATCGTATCTTGAAATCAATTGAAGCGGGTTGTGCCGCCTCGCAACCCTAAAACCTAAACCAGATCCCGTGTGGGAAGGAGCTACGAAACACTATGCCATTGTTGGCGATCATCGAAGAGTCCGCGTTCAATACGCTGGCCGACGAAACGGTTCTTGGAAAAGACAGCTTTATCAAGGACGAAAAAACAAATACTTACCGTCTCGCGATGGACGGAGCCGAAGCCGGAAAGCTTGCTATCCCGCTTCAGCAAGAGCTCAAGAAACTGAGCGATAACAACGCGAAATTACTTGACGAAAAGATCAAAAAGGCGGCCGAGGTCGAGAAATACACAAAGCTCGGTAAAACGCCTGAAGAGATCGAAGAAATATTGAAGTCCGGTCGGACGCCGGCCGTTGAAGAGCTCGAAAAGACTCACAACGCAAAGCTTGAAAGCGTTAAACAGGAACATTCACGGCTTCTTGAAGCTGCAAAGGCGGAAGCTGAGGCCGAAAAGGCCGCGAAAGCTGAGACCGAAAAGCACCTGATCTCGACGATCAAACGAACAAAGATCGCCGAATTGAAAAATGAGCACGACCTTAACGGAGTCGCCGATCACGTTCTTGGATCGTTCATCACCGTAGTCTACGACGAGGATCTCGGAAAATACGCCGAACGTGTCGTCGAGAACGGTGAGATCGCGTACAAAGGCACGGCGTTCAAGACGCCGGAACAACTTGTTGAGGACCTGAAGGCGAACAAGGAGTACGCCGGAATGTTTAACGCCGGTACCGCAGCGGGCGGCGGAACACCGTCAAGGCAAAGTGAAACGCTCAAGGGTTCGGGTGTCGTTAACGCCAACGACCCAAATGCTCTGGCGGTAAACATTGAGGGCCTCGCTACGGGCAAGGTCAAAGCAGTTTGAAAATGGCAGACGTAAGCGGTTTGCCATGACTAGTTGAACTTTATTTAGGAGAACAAAAACTAACCATGCCAAACCAATTCACTTCAATCATCCCGAAGATCATCGCGATGGGTCTAATGACCCTTCGCGAGACCTGCTTGATGCCTCAGCTTGTTAGCTCCAACTATCAGGATGAGGCTCGTAAGCTCGGTGACACGATCGATTTCCCGCTGCCTGCGCCGCAGGACGTTACCGACGTTGTACCGTCCAACACGCCGCCGGTACCGGCAAGTAAGATCATCCCCACGGTTCCGCTCAAGCTAGATAAATGGAAACGAACCGATTTCCATCTGACCGACAAAGAGATCGGCGAGATCGATTCCAATAACTTCCGCGGTATGCAGGTTATGGAATCCGCTCGTGCTCTTGCCGCAAAGGTCAATGCTGATCTTTTAGCCGAATACAAAGGTGTGTACGGCTACGTCGGGACCGCAGGTACCACGCCTTTTGCAACCACGACGCAGGCCGCGACGGATGCCCGCAAAGTACTCGCCGCTCAGATCTGTCCAAAGACGATGCGCAAGGGCGTGCTCAACGCTGACGCTGAGGCAAATGCTCTCAGCTTGGCTGCGTTTCAGGATGCCGACAAGGCTGGTACGGCAGTCTCCAAGATCGAGGGCGAGATCGGGCGTAAGTTCGGGATCGATTGGTTCATGGAAGATGCGATCCCGACGCATACCTCGACGGTGCTGACAGCAGGTGCTGCAACCGTGAATGGAGCTCAGGCAGCCGGTGTTGGCTCGACCGACAACGGACGCTCGGGCACGGTATCGATCGCGAAGGCGACGAACGCTTCACCGCTCGTTAAGGGTGACATCATTTCGTTCGCCGGTGACAGCCAAACCTATACGGTATTGGCGGATGTCACATTGGGGGTCGGTAATACGACCGCTCAGATATCCCCGGCTCTCAAGACCGCAAAGGCCGGTGGTGAGGCGATGACGCTTCGTGCGTCTCACGTTGTGAATATGGTCTTCCGCCCGGAAGCATTCGCGTTCGCAAACCGCCGAGTTGACGGTTCTGTATTCACGGGCGGTAATGAGTTCGGTCAGATCACCGATCCTGTCACTGGCATTACGCTCGCACTCGAGATCTCGCGTCAGCACAAGCAGACGGTCTGGGAATTTTCGGTTCTCTACGGATGCAAGCTGATCCGTCCGGAATTTGCGGTTCGTATCGCAGGTTAATCACAGACGGTATTCCCGTCATTCTCAAAGGGCGGTGAAAGGCCGCCCCAATAAATTCTATGCAACCGGCAACAATGAAAATCAAAGGCGGGAAAGGAGAACCGCCATTCATCATCATCAACGTCGCAGACTTTGACGAGAGTCTGCACGAAGTCTACACGGAGCCTGCCACGAAACCAGTCGAAGATCTCGGTTCGGGCAATGGAAGCGAGTCGACGGGCAACTCAGGTGACGGGTCTGACAGTGACTCAAACAACGAATCGTCGGGCCTTCAGGCGGTCGAGCTGACCAGATCTCAGTTCCTGAAGCTGTCCAAAGCTGACATGGTCGTTCGAGTTCGTGCTAAGGGAATCTCGGTCGTACCTGACGACCTAAACAAGGAACAGATCGCTGATCTGTACTTCGGTGAATAAAAACGATGCCGGATAACACGCCGTCGCTGACAGACCTGAAGAATTCGTTTTCGGTCAGTGAGATCGACGATCAAAGACTTCAGTTCTGTCTCGACGGTGCGATCCGAAAGGTCAAAGCGATGATCGGCTTTGATCTGTACTCAACGATCTTTGATAACGATCCATCTGGAGCCGAAGAAACATTTCGTTTTGACTCGGTCAAAGCCGGCGTACTCTACCTCGCAATGGCTGACGTGTTGATGAATGTCAATACCCGGATACGCCGAAGCGGTCAGGTAAAACGCGAACAGGACGCCGGCTCACCGGGAATGTCGGGCGGTCAGATCACAAATGAATATCTGACACCTATTGAGATCAACCAATGGCGGACGACGCTGATCGGCGAAGCTAATAACTCGCTCGCTGCATACGAAACAACAACATCGAATGCAGCGAGCGAGACATTCCTGATCGAACGGGGTTAACGATGTTTCAGCTTGCTATCACCAAAAAGGTCGGGCAGTCTCAGCTGCTTCTAGCGGCAGCCGGTGAGGATTTTCAGATGCGATTTGCCGACGCGATCGTCAGGCATTCTCGTCGGATCATGGACGAGTCTGTTCCGAGCGGACGGATCTATCGTAGACGCAAGTTCAAGCGTGGCCAACGCGTACAAGGCGTCCGAGCTCGCGGCCCCGGTCAGATGTTCCACAGAGCATCCGCAAAAGGTCAGCCGCCGGCGAAAGACACTGGTCGACTTTACAACAAGATCCGAGCGGTTCGAACCGGACGCGGACGCGTGCTAGTTAAATTTGACGCTCCATACGTCGGATTTCTTGAGTTTCGAATGGATCGTCCGTTCGTTATTCCGGCGATTGAAGCGGCTGCCCGAGAGATTTTTGGTGGTGAGGTTCAATGATTAGCAGAAACGCGATCTATGACTGGCTCGAAGCGATCATCGCCGACGATGATGCACCGGAATGTTTAGCCGACGCGGTCCTCTATCGCTCGCTAAAAGGTCCGATCGATGTAGCCACTCGCAAAGTGATTCGCGTTGAATGTTACTCAGGCCGATGGGCATTAACCCACGAATCGAGCCGGGAAGAACAGGACGTCGATTTTGTAATTGAATGCATCGTCTCGCCGTTGCCGTCGAACGCTGATAACCCGGAAGAGGTTCGGATCGAAGAGGCAAAGGAAAAGAGTTTTGAAATGGGTAGAGAGATATTCAGGCTTATGGCGAGTTCAGGCGTTCCTGGCGTCTGCTCGGCATACGGCGATGAGTGGGAAATTGGGGAGCCAAGCTTTGGTGCAAGTAATCGTGGTGCCACTTATTTTTACGGGAAGGTAAACAATGAAAATTAGATTTAGCAGTAACGAGATTCGAGAATTCACAGTCGGAGAATTAGTTCTCCAAAACGATGGTTCTGACCTCGAGGTCAGCCCGGCGCTTGGGGAAGAGCTTCTCAAAGCAGTTCATCCGATCGGCACCGAGTCCGTTCCGGTCTTCGAGCTTTCAGGCGACAGCGACGGCGGTGTCACCCAAACTGACGAACTGACCGCACCCGCAGCCGATCAAGCTCCGACAGAGGATACGTTTGAATCATTGATGGCTTTGACACGAGCGGCCCTCAACGAAAAGGCTCTCGCCCTCGGCATCGAAGGTGCTGAAACCCTTTCGAACAAAGAGGCGGTCGCCGACGCAATACTGAGCACCAGCAAGGAGACGGAATAAATCATGCCAACAGATAGTAGTCAGATCGAGCGGTCTATCTCTCGACTAAACCAAACGGCTTACGGCGTCGATCGCACAAGTGCAGACGATTTTCGCCGTATCATTTCCGCATCGCCCGGTATCGCGGATTTATCGACGCAATTTGAGGACGACGCCGGTTATGACAACGGAAGCGATATCGCGAGCGACAAGTGGGCGACGACGGTAAGTTCAGGCGTCAACTTCAATCCGGATCTAACGTTTCAGGACATCGGTTACTTCTTGAAAGATGCTCTCGGCCAGTACAGCGTCTCAAACGCAGTCGCTCCGTTTAAGCATCTATTCACGCCGCAGTCGATGAACGTGTCGCGGCAGTTGCCGTCGAGAACGCACCTCGAAAAGCTAGGCGGCTTGCTCTTGCGCAAACATTCATCGATCGTATGCACCCAGCTCTCGATCTCGGGCGGCAAAAAAGGTCGTCTCAAGGTCGCTGCTCAGTACATGGGCAGCGGAAAGAATGCGAAAGATCCGGCTGGATACACGTCGCCGCCGGTTACCGCCGATCGCGAGTGGGCGTACAGCTCGCAGGCTTTCATTCGCATCAATCGAGCAAGCCAAGGCGTAAATCAGGTCGAAACCGCAACG